TTAGAAAAATGTTTGTATTTGCAGGGAAAGGGTAGGGGGAATCGCTCCCGCCCCCTCATACAAGGGGTCTAGCGTTTGATTTGAGAGCTTTTCGCGCCCGACTAGGGGGTAGGGGAGGGGTGAGGCCTTGCGGCCTTGTGCGATCCTGTGTTTTCGCCTGAGGGCTTGCGGCCTTTTTCGTTTTTTATAATGCAGGTCCGAGTGTGCTTGCGGGCTTGCGGCTTGCGGCCTTGTTTGATCCGCGGATCGCGGGGAAAGCTTGCGACCTGCGGCTTGCGACTTGCGGCCTTGATAGTATATGCATGCTCAAGGCGGGCCCGAGGGACCAGGGGGATTACTCCCCCTCCCCCACTTCTTGGATGTAGTCCGAGACTGATTGTTCCCAGACTTCGCAATCGCCATACTCGACGCCAGGTATCGGCTCCTCAGTATCCCAGTCCAATGGCTTGGCCGGTTCAGTCAAAAGGGCGCCGTGCATTTTTTCGTATGCCTCTTCCCTGCTGTTGGCTTCGACCTCGTATGTGTGGCTTTCTTTGATGTCCACGGTGACGATATATGTCTTTAGCATATCTCCTCCCGCCAGCAGTCCAGCAGTCCCTTGATGGATGACTCGACCTCGTCGCGCTGTTCCTCGTCAAAGTAATACTTGCCGTTGCGCGCTAAGAAAGCTTTCATCACGGGAAGCTTCCAAACTTCTTCATCTTCTTTTGCGCTAATCTTGCGCGGGTATGGTGGCGAGTGAGCAAAGCAGAACGATACCTTTACGATATCGCTCATTAGTTCTAGCTCGTCCACGCTGTTGATATCAAACATCGATTGGATGATGTGGTAAATGACTCGGTCTTCTGACTCGTTTACGTCTAGCCTGAACCTACAAGTGCCTTGCTCTTGCTCGTGGTTTGCGAAAGTAAAAATTGCGTCCGCGTGTAGTTGATGTTTCCAATATATAGCCATGGTGGCGTCTCCTTAGTGGTACTTGTAACTGATATTTTTGATTCGTGGATTCCAGCATGCGCGGCAATCTTTGCATTCGTTGTCTTGCTTGTGTGCGATGCACTCGCGCCCGAATGGCTTGCCGGTGTGAACTGTGCTTGTGTGCCGGTAGTGTTTGACCGGCGCTTGGTCGATGTTTGGCGACGATACGCGCACGACTAAGTTCTTCGGGAAGCTTCCGTGCTTACGCATAAACCGAGAAATCATCAGGTATTCTTTGGTCGGTAGCCAGTGCTTGGTGTTTGGCGTGGCGATTGCTACGCGCACGATATTGGTTAGGTGTTCGTCGCTTTGAATATCGCCGCTGTCAAACCATCGGAAATACTTGTCGCCATTAATCGCTGTGACCATGGCATCGACCCAGCCAGCCGTATAGATTGCGTCCAGCCGTTTAGCGTGTGCCTTTTCGACTACCGGCCAAACATATGCGCCCTTCAGTGCATAGCAGCCATGGCAAACGGTGCCCTCTACCTTGGCGAGTTTGCTGCCGGTCTTGCATGCCTTGGCGCTGATACCCCACGATTTGCAAGGCATCTTGCTGGTCTGAGACAGTCCGCCCACGGCGGCGCGTGCTTCTGATACTTTCATCCTTTTGTGTCCTTTTGTTTACGGGCATATTGCTATGCCGTTGTCCCGATTATAGCGCGAAATGCCAGGGAATTGGGACAAAAATTTCGATTTTTTTCTGGGCTGGTCCGGCTACTTGCGGCCATGGCGGGTTAGGGCAGACCAGGTCGGGCCCGCTTGCGGCCCGCGCTGCTTGCGGCCTCTTGGCATTTATATATATTTTGTTGCGGCCTGCGGCCTCGAGTGCCTGCGGCCTGCTGGGACCGCGGCCTACCCTGCTCGAGCCTGGCCGGACCTGGCGGGTCCAGGCCAATCGGATCCCGCAAAAAAATGGGGGCCGCAGCCCCCAGTTGATTATGATTGGTATTGTTCCAGCCATTCCGGCTCGGCATCGGATAGCTTGTAGCACGACTGAATCATGCCAGCGTATTGGTCGCCATATTCCCAGCGGCCATATGTTGCATCCGATTTGGCTGCGGTGAACCATCTTGAATACTGGTTCTTTTGCTCGGCCTCGACGGACCCCTTGTATCGTTTGAGCACGCGAATCTCGATGGGTCCTAGTTCGCGCTGATAGCCAACATATCTGGCGTATGGCTGTTCAACATCTCTGGTTTTTCCGAATGGGTTTGCCATGGGTCTTTTCCTTTTGGTTTTGGTTTGGGGGCTTTCGCCCCCGTTTGGTTTATCGCTGCATCAATAGCGCGCTGACAACGTCCATTGCATCAAGGCTGTGTCCGCCTACATTCCAATCGTCGATGTCTTCGACAGTGCCGCGACCTATGTAGTTCGGGCCATTTTTCCAATTGTAGATTGTGGCCACGACTCCATCGCGCTCGAAGCCCCATTCCACGTCGGTTTTGTACCCGTCGCCGATTAGATTTGGTTCACCTATCGCCTCGACCAGTTTGGCATAAGGCATTTTGAAACAGCCGCGATAGCTAGTGCCGTTAAATTTTTTGTAGTCCATCTCGTTTTTCCTTTTGGTTTCGATGCTAGATTGCATCGCAATAGCCACCCAATGGATGGCTATCACGCTGGAATCTAATCTAATCGCGACTCAGCCCATGCGCTAAACCCATGGCGGGTTAACGTCTGGGCATATGCTCTCGCATAGGCCGACTTCATATCAAACGACTGGTGGTAATCGCCCACCCATAAGGACTGTCCGCCCATCATGCTTTTCTCGAAGCCTCGTTGTTTGAATTCACCCAGTACCTTGCCGCGCAGGCCTTTGACTCTGACTGAGGCGAATCCGCAAATTGGGAATGGATTGGAAACCCGTCCGTCCTGATCTACTGCTCTGACCATGTTCAATTCGGTTTCGGTTGCGGCTGCGCGCCCATTTTCGTTTGCCTCGATCAGAATCGCTGCTATTTGTTCTCGTTCCATAGTTTTTTTCCTTTATGTTTGATGCAAATCGCATCGCAATGAACACCCATGGGATGCCCATCACGCTGAGATTTAGACCATAGATATCTGGATGACGGTGCGCGGGTGCGCGACCACTTGTGATTTTGTCACTGTGTACGCAGCCGTTTCACCATTGACCGGCATTTTGCCCTCAGATCTTTGGACGACTTTTCCAGCCTTGGTCATCTTCTCAATGTACCCTTTACGGTCTGCAAGCTTTTCGGCGCGCAGTTTGGCTGGCGCCATTATTGCCGCGATCTTTGCCTTGATGATTTTAAGCTCTTTGGACTTTTTGGTCTGCGCTATCTCGAACTCCAACAAGTCTCGCGCCGTTATTAGATCTTTGAGTGATTCCATGTCATTTCCTTTTGTTGCCGTGCTCAATTGCACAAGTGCAATTTATCAAATCATCAACCAACGCGCAAGCAAAAAGGATAAAAAAGATAAAAAAAATAACATTTATTTGGGGGAGGGTAGGGCATCGGTGCCAGTTTGGCGGGGTAGGGTAGGGCGCGCTCACTTGTTAAACTTCCGGCGGGCGCGGCCTCACAGCCTTCGGCGGTGCCGTTCAGTCGCCCGCACGGCCTCGCAGCCGCGACGGTCTGCGCGTCCTAGGTACCCTAGGGCGCAAACCCAAAAAAAGTCCGCGACTTGTCGCGCCCTCATCCCCCCCTATACAGCACAGCGTATAGTGTTAGTGTATATATAACGTTCACCACCCATAATCTTATGAAAAATACAAATGGCTAGTCCTAACCTAAGTCACCTCTCTGAAGGTGAGATGAAAGAGATTTTGATGCTTCAGGAGCGGCTATCGCTGCTGGAGACGCAGGACAAGGCGAAGGAATCCTTCATGGAGTACATTCGCTACATCTGGCCTGGGTTCATTGAGGGCGACCACCACCGCTTGATTGCTGAGAAACTGACCCGTGTTGCCAAGGGTGAGTTGAAACGGTTGATTGTGAACATGCCGCCCCGCCACACGAAGTCTGAGTTCGCGTCGATTTACTTCCCATCTTGGGCTATGGGCTTGAAGCCTGACATGAAGATCATGCAAACCACGCACACGGCTGACTTGTCGATCAACTTTGGCCGTAAGGTACGAAACTTGATGGATTCAGACGAGTACTCAAAAATATTTGGCGAGGTATCCTTGGCTTCCGACTCAAAAAGTGCGGGAAAGTGGCAAACGAATAAGGGCGGGGAATATTTTGCGGCTGGTGTGGGTGGTGCGATAGCGGGGCGTGGTGCAGATTTGCTGATCATTGACGATCCGCACTCTGAGCAGGACGCGATGTCGATCAATTTGTTGGATTCTTGCTACGAATGGTACACATCTGGCCCCCGTCAGCGTCTGCAGCCTGGTGGTGCGATTGTAATTGTGATGACGCGGTGGAATACGGCGGATTTAACGGGTCGATTATTGAATCGGCAGACGGAAAGTCACTCGGATCAGTGGGAGGTAGTGGAATTACCGGCCATTTTCGAGGATTCGGGCAATGTTTTGTGGCCTGAGTTCTGGAAGAAGGAGGAATTGGAGTCTGTTAAGGCATCGATTCCTGTATCTAAGTGGAATGCTCAGTACCAGCAGAACCCTACGTCGGAAGAAGGTGCGATTATCAAGCGAGATTGGTGGCAGTTGTGGGAACATGACGAGCCGCCTAACTGTCACTATGTGATTCAGAGTTATGACACAGCGTTTTCCAAGAAGGAGACGGCTGACTACAGCGCGATCACGACCTGGGGCGTATTTCAGCCGCAGGAAGGCATGGGTGATGCGATTGTGTTGTTGGATGCACAGAAGGGGCGGTGGGATTTCCCTGAGTTGAAGGCGATTGCACAGGAGCAGTATTCGGAATACCAGCCTGACATGGTTTTGATTGAGGCACAGGCGAGTGGTACGCCGTTGACGCACGAGTTGAGGGCGATGGGGATTCCTGTGGTGAATTACCGGCCATCTAGGGGCAATGACAAGATGTCGCGTGTTCACGCGGTGAGTCCTGTGTTTGAGGCTGGTATGGTTTGGGCGCCTGACCGTGTGTTTGCGGATGAGGTTATTGAGGAGTGCGCTGCATTTCCGTTTGCGCCGCACGATGATTATGTGGACACTACGACGCAGGCGATATTAAGATTTCGTCAAGGTAACTTCATTAATCTTTATTCTGACGAGGAGGAAGAGGAAGTGTACCGAGATAAGCGCGCATATTATTAGGAGCCTCCTATGGCCAAAAGCAAGTACGAAGATAGGACTCGCCGGCAAATTGCTGCCGATGAAGCAAAAGAAAAAGGTTTATTCGGTGCGATTGGTAGCTACCTCAGTGGCGACTTCCCCCGATCCGAAAGCATGGATGACCCTCAAGGCCGTTCTAATCGAAGACGCAAAGGCATGGATATTCTCAAGCAGCGCGAAGCTGAAGGTAAGAGGCGTGCTGCTGAGTTAAGAAAAAAGACAGAGCAAGAGATAAGAAAGAACGAAGAGGCCCGCAAAGAGCGTGTTCGTGCTCGTGAGCAAGCAAAGATTGATCGTCAAGCTGCGTCTGTTAGTGGCAGGGCTTTAAATGCTGACGAGAAGAAAGCAATTGCCGACATGAAGCGTCGAGAGCGTTTGGCTAGACAAGATTCTGCCGAGGCAAGTACGGGTGTTTTGCGTTCTTCTGCAAACCCGCCCGCCAAACCGAAGGCTCCTGCCGCCAAAACACCTGCTTCCAAGCCCCCTGCCACGAAGACCCCCGCCCCTAAGGCGAAGACCACCAATTCCACGCCTGCATCAAGCGGACCAGAATGGAAGAAATACAAGTCTGTTGCTGCGGCAAAGAAAGCAGGTTCTAGATTTTACACGGGCGCTGATGGCAAGAAGAAGTTAGCGATTACGAAAGAAGAGCTTGGCCGTAAGAAGGGTGAGACACTCACCCAGGCGTACAATCGATTTGAAGGAAAGAAGCCAGTCAAGAAGATGGGAGGCGGCATGATGAAATCCAAGATGGCATCCAAGGGTGGTGCTCGCGGTGGCCGTAGGGCTATGGGCATGAAGAATGGCGGCTTCCCTGACCTGACGGGTGACGGCAAGGTCACGCAGGCGGACATCCTGAAGGGTCGAGGTGTTGCCAAGAAGAAAGCTGGCGGCATGATGAAGTCCAAAGGATATGCCAAAGGCGGTGCTGTCAAGAAGAAGGGTATGGCCAAGGGTGGAGCGACTTCACGCAAGCCTACGAAGCCACGCGGCGTAGGTGCTGCTCTTCGCGGGTTCGGGAAGGCTGGCCGCTAATGGCGATTCCTGCGGTAATAGCCGCCTTTATTGCCAAAGAAGGCGTTAAGAAGGCCATCAAAAAGTTTGGCGAGAAAGCTGTAGATAAAGTTAAAAGTTCAACTGGAACTAATTTTAAGGACGCTAAAACAAAAACTGGCGAACAATCTCGAGGCCGCATTCAGTCTAAAGATGGCAAGACAACGACTCATTTAATGGGGCCGGCGGTAATTAAGATTCAAGGCAAAAGAGATCAGTTGTCTGGAGCCGCTAAAGGGTTAGCTGCAGGGGTTACCCTTAGCAACCTAGACAAGCTTCCAAAAGGAAAGGAAGGCTCTCAAGCTGATCGCAAGGAGGCTAGGACCGGAAGAAGGCCTAGCAAGACCAATGCCCAAAAGAAAGCAGACGCTAAAGCTGAAAGAGATGCTGCTTTTGAAAAAGCTTTTAGCAGAGCAAGAAATGCAGGCAAGTCTACTTTCACCTTTAGAGATGAGGGTGAGTTCAATACCGACATTAAAACTAATGACCCTAGAAAAGTTTCTAGAGTCGTGAAGAGATCTAGTGGCGGTATGATGAAAAAAGGTTATGCCAAAGGTGGCTCTGTGCGTAAGCAGTCCAAACCCAGAGGGGTAGGCGCAGCTAAGCGCGGTTACGGTAAGGCTCTTCGATAGTGGCTGCTCCGTTATTTCCGATCATAGCCCTCATCGCCAAGAAAGGCGTTGAGGCTGCGATCAAGAAGTATGGCAAGACTGCCGTTAAGAAAGCGCAAGAGGCATCTAAGAACCAGCCCACGCCGAAGTACATGCGGGATCAGAAAGGCCCGTCGATTGCTGATCGTGAGCGTGCTGCGACTGCAGCGAAGAAGACTCGCAACCGTGTTGCTGCAGGAGCCGCTGCTGCAGGTGCAGGTGCTGCAGGAGGCTACGAGTTGATGAAGCGTGTTGGTCGCGCTGAGATGGAGAAGAAGGGGATTAAGCCATCTGGCACCCCGCTAGAAAAATCAAAAGGAGGAATGGTCACCAAGTGGGAAACCAAGTGGGGCTAACATAGTTTGCCATATCTGCAAAGCAACATCCCGCACTTCAAGTGCTGGGTGAGACGGGAATACACACACAATCACGAGAAATACCATGGCGAGTTTTTGCACGCGATGGTTATTGCCGTGACTACTATGCCTACGAGATGCCTCAGTTTTCAGGTCATTTTCACTGGGTGTGAAACTGACGATGAAGAGGATGAACCGAATGTCCATGGTGGAGCCATGTGGGCAAGAATGCCGATCACTGCTTTGGTTGCGGATACGCCGTTTGAGGAGTGGCCAGTCCCCATGGCGGTACATGATGCCCAGCCTTGGGACTGTTCTTCTCACACTCATTCTGTATACGTTCTAGATCGTGCTACACCTTGCCCTTGGATGGCGAAGATTGGCGGTGAAATGTATCCCGCGAAGTACTTGTTCACTGTTGACTATGCTGAGAATGAGATCGCTGATGATCCTGCACAGCACAAACAATCGCATGTGATGGAGTTACTTGATGCTGGCGAGTGGACTGGGAATATAGTAGCTTTGCCAAACAACCGAGTGCGCGTGACGCATCCGGCATGGTTTGAGACTGGCGAGGGGGCACCTGATTTTAAGCCGTCTCAGCATATTCATTACAGCAAGTCGGATTTGGATTACACGCTAGATGTGAACCGTATCTTCGATAATCTGTACGCAGACAAAGAGTAAGCCATGGCTATAGAGCGCGGTGTAGATGACGTTGATATCGATGAACTTGATATCGAAAACAGTTCAAAAGAGATTCAGCTTTCTGAGGGTTCTGATGAAGACCTGATGTTTGATGACATGGACGATGAAGATGCCATGATGATGGACGATGGCACCATGGTCTTTGGTGAAGGTGATCTTGACATGGAGGCTCCTCTTGCGTTTGACGCCAACCTTGCAGAGGTTATTGATCAAGCGGATCTAGGCCGAATCTACTCTGACTTGATGGGTGATATTGATGACGATAAGTCATCGCGCAAAGAGTGGATTGATCAGTACACCGAGGGCTTGAAGTTCTTAGGTATGAAGTTTGAAGATCGCACAGAACCCTTTGACGGGGCTTCTGGCGTCATTCACCCCCTCTTGGCTGAGTCTGTCACGCAGTTCCAAGCACAAGCTTACAAAGAGATGTTGCCTTCTGGCGGGCCTGTTAAGACGATGGTCATGGGTATGGGCACGCCCCAGACTGACCTTCAGGCTGCTCGTGTGCAGGAGTTCATGAACTATCTGATCACTCAGGAGATGAAAGAATACGATCCTGAGACAGACCAACTACTTTTCTATTTGCCTTTGTCTGGCAGTGCGTTCCGTAAGGTTCACTTTGATCAGTCGCTAGGCCGTCCTGTATCGCGTTTCATCCCGTCTGAGAAGCTGATTGTGCCTTATGGCACCACGAGTCTTGATGATGCGGTTCGTATCACGCATGTAATTG